GTCATGGCACCTCCTACCCCTACCGCAAAGTACTCACCTCCTTGCGCCGTTTCCCAGCGACCCGCTGCTTTCGAGTCTTCTTGCAGCGAAGTTTCAAAAAGTTCCTGGTATTCGGGGGAATCGATAACGTGTTTGGCTTTTCTTCCAAAACGTACTGCCAATTCCGCTGTATGGGTTGCTTGAATAATTTTTAATTTTGGATTTTTTCCAATCATCCAAGCGGGTAGATAGTTTGATGCAAATTCTGACTTCGTATGCCTAGGCGGCATATTTACAATTAATCTTTTATTTTCTCCAGAAGCGATTCTATTAAATTTTTCAGAAATTATTTTATGATGATGACCACTTATAAACTCTGGCCAAATAAATTTTATAAATTCTAAAAAATCTCCAGTGCATCTATTTCTAGTTTCTAATTGATCTGCCTTTAAATAAGCCTTTAGGTACTCTTTTTGTTCGTCTAATGGTAATTTTTTAATAAATTCAAGATCGTCTGTCATATATGGGACCCTATTTATAAAAGTATTACCATGAGTGTCTGAATTAAGCAATAAAGGGTAAAGTTGGGACCCCTTTTTTTCTGTTTAAGGGGGTGGGCCCTCCCCATGTGGTGGGCCCGGCCCCTGGAGCTGGTACCTCTATGGAATAAACCCCACCCCCCTCCCGAGCCCGGGAGTCTGGGAGGGGGGTGGGGGTGCGGGGGTGGGCCCTCCCAGGGTGGGCCCACCCTGTGGTATTTTTGCAACAGTGTTGCAACATTATTACAACACACACGAATAAAGTGATTGACACAATATATAGGGAGATGTAGCGATTATATATCCACCACCATCCCCAACCACCTGCCAAGTATATAGGATTTTCTGAGATAAGTCAATCACTTTATACGCGAACAAAAAAAAACAAGGCGGATTACTCCGCCTTGTTGCTGTATAACTATTGGGATAGTTATTTTGTAAGTTGATCTGGGTTAGTTATCTTGTCGTCTTGGTACTGTTGTTCAATAATTGGTATTCGTTCGCCAAGTAAATCATTAACGAAGTAGTAAAGACTATTGCTATTATAACCCCAAGTACAAGTTTTATACCAAGCATTATTGCACATTACTTTTTTAGGTTCAGTTGTTCTGCCAAAATGATCTAGTGCATGCTCAATATTTTGTTTTAGCCAATCATTTTGACAAGCTAAAGAGCAGAAATTATCTGAGTAATAAAACTGACTTCTTCTTCTAGTCGAATAATATTTCTGTCCTTTCGTGCCACGAATACGATCTTTAGTTCTGTATTCGTGGCAACTTGTTCCTTGACAATATTTCATTAAGCTGATTTTACTGAAATTAAACCCGTAGCTTGTCGCCATTGGTTACCATTTTTATTAGGTTCAGCGTCACAATCCCAATACCAAAAACGAGGTGTGCCATCTGCCGAAGCAAGATATCTTCCTTGTGTTTGAGTGTTGGGCTTAAATTTAGAACCCTTCCGCGTTATAATCTTACTATGCTTTTTAGCATAGTAAGTAATATAATAAGTTTCTGGGATTAAATCCAATTTACTTTCGTCATCTATTGTAAGAGTTTTAGAAAGCGGCTTCATCGGACACCTTTTTATTATGGAATTTAATTACTTCATTTGTTGCAGTTTCAACATCTGTCGCTATGAAATAACTTTGATTTTCTCTATCGTTCAACTTTTCTAGAGCAACTTTAAAGCCTATTGCTTCTTCGGTTGAATAGGCTTTTTTTGCAACTGAGAAAGTTTCATTATCTGAGTAGCCATAAGTATTTTTTTCAATGACTAACCAAACTTTCTTCTGTGGATTGTTCATATTATCCCTTTCATTATTGTTATACATATCTGGGATATTATCATAGTTATCCCAGATATGTCAAGAAGTATTATTGTTGTGATTGTTGTTGATTGTAGGCTAATCTAGCCGCTATTTTTTGCTCTCTTGTTTGAGTTTTATTCTTCATGCTTTTTAACATTTCAGCAGCATTTTTAGGATTATATAAAGTCAATCCCGTTGAGTTCGTTCTAATAATTTCAGCTTCGTCTAATTTCAGACCGCTTTCAACTGAAAATTCTATGGCTTCATCAAGATACTTATAACCCTTGACTACATCTTTAACGAACTTCATCTGATTTAAAATGCTTTCAATCCATTTTTCATGAGCCATTATTAATTGACCTTTAGCTTGTTGCCATACCATTAAGATTTGATATTCTTTTTCAGTACAAGCAATAGACCTATCTCGGCAATATTCCCGACCAATTAAGTCAAGTACATAATCATTATTCCACTCTCTTGCATAAGAAGTTTGATTATCTCTACCACCATTAGTTCCAAGATACTTATCGTTGGCGTCAATTATTTTTCTATGATGGGGGTTATTTTCCTTACCCTTCATTTCAATATTAATGTCGGGATTACAACCCTCTCGACCTTTTAACTCGTCACGAAAATAAGCATATCCAAAATCTCCCGACCTTGAACTTTCGTTACCATTGATATTACCATCAAGTCTAAAATCAAAATGATTTTCAATGTATTTTTCGTCAGCCCCATCTTGGGGTATGCCCATATATCCAAAATGAAAGCAACTGTCTTTAGCAATAGTGTTTACATTATCAAACTTATCTTGAAGATGATAAGCCATTTTAATGTCTGCGGGTGTATAATGTCGGCTTACTATTTCTTTAGCAAGCGACCATGTTGCATCTTGCAAAGGTTTTATTTTTTCCCTTGCTATCAGATATGCTTCCTTTTCTTGTGTGTCCTCTTGTTCAAGATGTACTCGCATACGACTATTAATCTTATTTCGGTACTCTTGATTAAGTCTTACTCTACTCATTTTTTTATCCTTTAGTTGTTGTTGCATAAAAGAACTTATAAACCACTTGACATAGCTTGTCAATAGGATTATATAAGATATTATTCTGAAGATATATCTATAATGGATTGATGATAAGAATAAATGGTTTTGGCTCTTGATTAGGTAACATTTATGTATACCCTGTAGAGAGCCACACCAGAAAGGAAATATGTTAATATACGGAAGCACAATTAAAGATATAATTAAGATGTACCCAAAACGGGTTTGGGCGGGCAATATTTTTTGCATCGCTCTCGGTCTATGGGTGATATTTTGGTTGTAGATAGTATTCTGTTTTATCCAATGTTATTTTTCATTGGGTTAGCAATATTATTTTTATTTGATATATGAACAAAGCTTAATTACATTGCGGCTAGCCTATACAATGTAAAGGGGTTTGCTCATATGCATTCTATAGTAAGTGCATATGGGTTATATGAACAAGCTTAAGCCCTGATCCAATTGGTATAAGATGCTTTAATACGCTAGCGAGCCTTTTGGATCTGGGGTCAAGCTTTCAAGCTTGAGCCGTGAACCAATTTGATAGAGAATGGGTATAGTAAATACACGGGTTGGTTAATAGTCAATCCAAAATCCCAGCTGGAAGAGTTGGTTCTCGGGTCAAGTAATCATACAATATGTTGAGCGCGCTAAAGATTACTTGGCCAGAAAAAAAATAAAACATACCAACAAGGCCTCAAGCCCTCAAGCGGGTGGGCCCGCCCATTAAAGTACAAGAAAAAAAATTTTATAGTTGACAGGCCCTGAGCTGTGGGATATTGTGGGATCCTGAGCTCGTTTGATATTTTTCCGCTCGGTAAACTTGCCAAAGTATCACAACAATGGAAGGACATATGAAAACAATAATAGTAAGAGGAAAAAAAGTTAAGGTCCCGTTCGAGGATGCAGATTATAGGCTGGACGGTGAAGAGGATGTTACAATTGAAAATCCATTTAGTGGAGAGAAGGCCACAGTACCAGGATACGCGGCCGCTGTTTACGATGTAATTAAAGGCGCTGAAGCCCTGCATCAATATAAAACAGTCGAGAAGGGCCTAGCCTGGTTCAGCCGGCAGTTCCCCAAACAATATATGGTGCTGCTTGACTAAAGCTAGCCCCATGTCTGAAGAATTCCATGACTGGCTGGACAAGTGTCCAGTCATCTGGATCCGGGACCGCGTTGAAAAAGATCATGTCTTTTATGCATTTGAAACACCTAATGAAGAGGACGATGAAACTTAAAAAATTAATCAAAAAAATCAATAAAGAAAATACCCCTCCGGGGGGCTGGAGATCCAGGGACAAGGTTTCAAGCTCCCAAGCGGGTGGGCCCGCCCATAAAGAATCAGGGTTCAAGCAGCTAAGGTTGACAAGCGACAAGCTTATAAGATATTATAGGACTCATAGATGAAAGTTAATGAATGGGGTGTATTTGTTGAGCGTCCAGATTCTTCGACTTATGAAATAAGATTAAGCGAAGATCTAGCAACCAAAGTTTGGAAATACATTGAAAAATTAAAAGAGGATGATGAGCACATTTTATCTGGAAATACTAAAGGCAAGATTACATGGTAGAATATAACTTACCAGACGGCTGGACCTGCATAGGCTGCGGCCATGAATATTTAAAAGACACTACAGGAAAACACATCTCTAATTATGATCAGGGCACATTATGCAAAAAATGTGATGAAGAGGACAAGCTCTGGCACAACGACACAATAAATCATTTATGTTAAAAAAAGAAGCCAACAAGATAACCGGGGGCCTGTCGGCCCCTGGCAAAATGCCTGAGGGCTCATATAACCTGCCGGCCAGGGCCTGTCAGACTGGAGCTAAGCTCAGGGAGATCCCCGGCACGCCATGCTATGGCTGTTATGCATTCAAAGGACGATACAATTTCCCCAATGTTAAAGACGCGTTAACCCGGAGGCTGGAGAGCCTGGGACATCGCGACTGGGTCCAGGCAATGGCAGTACTTATAAAAGGAAAAAAATTTTTTAGGTGGCATGACTCCGGAGACCTGCAAGGGCCCGAGCATCTTAAAAAAATTTTTGAAGTTTGTAAGTTAACACCGGATACACAGCACTGGCTACCAACACAGGAGAGACAGTATTTACCGCTTGAGGGTTCAAGCATACCAAAAAATTTAATAATTAGATTGAGCAACGCCAAGAATGATACGAAGCCCGGACAGGCGTGGTCGCACTGGTCAACGGTGGTGACTGTGCCCAGAGCTGGTCACATATGCCCGGCACCTGAGCAGGGCAATACTTGCGGTGACTGCAGAGCCTGTTGGTCTAAAGATGTCCATGAAGTCCAGTATAAAATACACTAAATTTTTTCAAGAAAATCTACACAGGAATCGAGGCCACAAGCCAAGGGCTCAAGCCTGGTTCCGGAGTCAACAAGCTCCCGGATTCTGGAGCCAGGGTACAAGCGTACAAGCTGGTCCAGGGCACAAGCAACAAGGACAAAGGTATTTTTTTTATGCTTAATATGAAAAGAAATCTGGTGAGGAGAGAACCTCACAGATTCGGCATTTTTCGGCGTGGTTGATTTTAATTCTACTGTAAAAAAGGTCCCGTTAGAAGTATAACCCAATAGATCAGGAGTACCAAATAAAGCCCAGTTTTCCAGCCTGGTCCATGATATTGAGGTAGTTGCATTTTTTAATTTTTTCCAAAGTTGTCGTTCGCTAATGACCGGTCTAACCATGCCGAATATAGTTTATAATTTACCGATGATTTTACCCATTCTCCATACAGGTTTTTGGCATTTAAGTACAAGTCTATGCGTCTGATTATCTCCTAAAAGATTATTTTCTAATAGATCTATCCCCACCACATCCTGGTATTCTCCATTAGGAAGCTCAACTTGAACTCGGGCGTCTTGGCAAACAGGTGCTTTGAAAAATTTATCTAATGCATGTCTGAATGTCTTTCCATTAACCATGTTGTTGCACTTATAAAACGAGTATTGTATATTGTCAAATATTATGTCAGGACCATCAAAAATGTTAACTCCTAAGCAAATGAAATTTGCTCAGCTCATCGTCTATGGAGTTGAAGGTACTCCAGTTTCTAAAGGAGAGGCAGCCAAGCTAGCAGGCTATGGAGATTGGTATAAAGAAGGATCACGACTAACTAATCCAACTAAATTTCCATTAGTATGCGCCTACATCAGTAATCTCAA